CTCTGTGGCCAGGTATTTTTACACTATAATCATCAAAATGGACCCTTTGCAAAGACCAATTTATTTGATAAAAGACCTATATTGGGTATTCCCAAAACTCGTTGATTCTCAACGCATTCTAATATAATCTAGTAAAGAAATTGTTATGCTACAAAAGATAAACATTGCACCAGGATTCAATAAACAAGTAACTGCCACAGGAGGCGAAGGCCAATGGGTTAGTGGTGATTATGTTAGATTTCGTTATGGATCACCTGAAAAAATAGGGGGTTGGTCTCAATTAGGTGATAAAACAATTACAGGTAGAAACACAGCTTTACACCATTTCGTCAATGCTAGCGGAATAAAGTACGCTGCTTTGGGTACAAATAGATTTTTGTATGTCTATTCTGGAGGTGCTTTTTATGATATAACTCCTCTTAAAAGTACAACAACTTTAACTAATGCCTTTACAACAACTAACGGATCAACAAGCGTCACGATCACGTTTGCAAGTGCTCATGGAATTAGCAAAGGGGATATTATTCTTCTGGATAATTTTACTGCTATTACCGATTCTGATTTTAGTTCTGGTGATTTTGATGATAAAAATTACATGGTCACTACCGTACCAACCACAACAACCATTACGGTCACGATGGCATCAGCAGAAAGTGGATCAGGAGCAACTACATCCGGTGGAATCAGAGTAAAACATTATTATTCCATAGGACCTGCTGTTGAAGAATCAGCAGCCGGTTGGGGATTAGGACTTTGGGGTGGTGTTAAATTAGGGGTTGGAGAATCAACTTTGGATGGAGCACTAACAAACTCATCAACTAGTATTGTTTTAGATGATTCAGCTTCCTTTCCTGCTACAGGTACTGTCGTTATAGACGACGAGCGTATTGCTTTTACATCTAATACTTCAGGTACAGAAACTTTAGGAGGATTAACAAGAGGTTCTGATAACACCACAGCAGCAGCACACTCAGACGGAGCAACCGTTAAAAATGCATCAGATTATACCAAATGGGGTGCATCACAAACAGGTGATATTATTACAGCTCCCGGTGTCTGGACACTAGATAATTATGGAAATAAACTTATTGCAACGATTGTTGATGGTGCAACTTTTGAATGGGATTCAGATGCAACGGGTGCAACATCTACAAGAGCAACGATTATTGCTAATTGCCCCACAGCTTCAATAGAAACTTTAGTATCTACACCCGATCGTCACTTAGTTTGTTTTGGAACAGAAACAACGATTGGTACAACATCCACACAGGACGATATGTATATTAGATGGTCAGATCAAGAGAGTATTGATGCAAGCACTTCTTGGACACCTTCAGCAACTAATACTGCAGGTACACAAAGATTAGCTGATGGTACAAGAATTGTAGCAGCACTTAGAGGTCGTGATCAAATTTATATTTGGACTGACACTTCCTTATTCGTTATGAGATTTGTAGGTGCACCTTTTGTATTCTCTTTTCAACAAGTTGGAACAAACTGTGGATTGATTGGTAAGAACGCAGCCGTTGAAGTAGATGGTAATGCTTATTGGATGTCAGAAAATGGTTTTTTTAGATATACTGGTAAACTAGAATCATTAGCGTGTCTTGTTGAAGACTATGTTTATGATGATATTAATACTGTTCCTAAAAATCATATCTATGCAGGATTAAATAACCTTTTTGGAGAAGTTACATGGTTCTATCCTGGTAGTGGTGCTGCATCAAACAACAGATCAGTAACTTATAACTATATGGATTCAACAATGGAAAGACCTATTTGGACAACAAGTTCTTTAGCAAGATCTACGTGGTCTGACTCTCATATTTTTGGCAAGCCGCACGCAACTGAGTATGACTCATCAGCAACAAGTGATTCAACGGTGGGTAATACGGATGGTGTAACTACATACTATGAACATGAAACAGGAAGCAATCAAATTAAAGCTGGAAATACAACAGCCATTGCAGCTAGTATTCAGTCTGGAGATTTTGATTTAGATCAAAGAGGACTTTCAGGTGATGGAGAATTTATGATGAAAATTAGAAGAGTTATTCCTGATTTCTTACAACAAACAGGAAGTGCAAGAGTCACTTTAAACTTAAAGAATTATCCAACAGATACAGAAGCTAGTTCCTCGTTAGGACCTTTTACAGTTGATTCAGATACAACAAAAGTAGATACAAGAGCGCGTGCACGTGCTATAGCTTTAAAGATTGATAATACAAGTATTACTCAACACTGGAAAGTAGGAACTTTCAGATTAGACATACAACCGGATGGAAGACGATGATTGATAAAAGTTATAAACAATGGTACGAAGCTGGTAAGAAAAAACCAAGAAAAGGTTTTTGGTGGGGAGGTTCTCCTCAAGACTATGACACACCTAGTCCATCACCATCTTATAGTGGTGATTATGAAGGTGAAGCATATGGTACTACTCCAGCAGCTAGTTACTCGGATCCTTCTCCAGCGCCGTCACCATCTAGTGATGATAATTGGGATCAGTCTCCAGTTTATAATCAACCGGCTCCAGCACCTGCACCTATAGAGGATTATTCTACACAGGATTTAGAAGAACAATTAGCTATAGATTTAGGAGAACCTACTGCACAGTTTACTCTTGAAGAACGAGATGAACAAGGTTATGGAACCCCTGTAAGCGATTGGGCTGAAGCAACTATTGTTTCAACTCCAAAAACAAAAACATTAGGGGAAGACCAAGAAGAAGATGTGGCTCAAATGATGAAAGATATGGGACTTACAAAAGATGTAACTCCTTCAGTTAGTAGATCAATAGATACAGGGATGAAACTTATTGATACTCAAAAACCAGTTGACTTAAAAGATGCAGTTGGAAAATTGGCTTTTACTCAAGCTGCAAAATATGGAGCAAAAAAAGCTTTTGGACCAGCTCTTGGAGGATCTATGTTTGGACCTGCGGGATGGGTTTTAGGAGGACTTTTTAATTTAGCTACAAAAAAAGGAAGACCAACTGATGTAGCATATAAAGCCTTAAAAACAAGTTTACAAAATCAAAACACAGGAATTAATCGAATAAGAGGTGATGTAACTGATACTTTAGATACAAGCGGTACAGGACTTACTCAAAAAGTTTCAGGAAGAGAAGATGTTGTTAGTGAAAGCGTTAAAAAGTATACTTCTTTAACTGATAAACAAATTAATTATCTTAAAGGTATAATGTCAAAAAGAAGTATAAAAGATTTAGAAAATATAAAAAACAAAGGTGCTTTAAGTATTGCGGAAGGTAAATCATCTCAATTAGAAAAAGATATTTTTTCTTTAATAACAGATTATTTAGCTGAAAGGACAATGACAACTTAATGGCTAAAATAGTACAATCATTAACACAACCTGGAGAACTATATGATCAACAACTACAACAATCTTTTGTAAGAGATGTAGATAGTATTGTTCAAAAACTTAACTCCACGTTTCAACAAGATTTAAAAGATGAATCAGAAGCAGAAAGTTTCTTTATCGCATAATGGCTAATACTTTTGTAAATAAAAAAGCAGATTTAACAAGTAATAGTGCTACTACACTATATACAGTACCTACAGCTACTACAGCTGTTATTAAATCTATACTCGTATCTGAAGATTCAGGTAATGCTGATACCATTACCGTTACTATAACCGATACAGATGAAGCTGTTTTTAGTCTTTTTAAGACTAAATCCATATCAGCAAATGCAACCTCAGAACTGCTAAGTCAGCCTCTAGTCGCACAGGAGAGCGAAATAATCAAGGTGACAGCAGCCACTGCCAATAGACTACATGTCGTACTTTCAGCCCTAGAAATTAAACCTAGGGATGTTACAACATAGTCTTGATTTACTTGTTAAAAACAGGTAAATATATAAATTCAGGTGAAATCCCTGCCTTTAATACAATAACAAAATTACTATAACTATGGCTATAAATAGAGCATTATTATCAAAACAATTACAAGCAGGTGCACCTGATCTTAGACTTACAGGAGATCAAAGACATAGAGGCACTTATACACAGAGACGAGCACGACAAATGGCTGCTGGCGGAGGCATCATGGGATCTAACGCTGGATCTATGTTAGTTGCACCAACGGCAGATGGTTCAAGACCAGGGTATTGGGGTTTACCAGATTGGATACCCAATCCTATAGAAGTGATAAAAAAAGTAGGTCAAACTATTATACCTGGGGGAGAAACAGGATACCTTGATAAAGATATTCTAGAGTATATTAATCCTTTCAGTGTTGCACAAGCAAGTGAAAAAATACCTGATATAGCAACACCTCCAATTAATCCTGACGATGAATACTATGAATCTGGAGAACATTGGGAAATAACTCCTGATAAAGAATCAGAGCTTTCTCCTTGGAGAAAAGCACTTGCAACTATTCTTCCTTTTGGCGATCCAGGTTATGTTGAAGGCGGATTATATAATGCATTACTTAGTGGCAGAGGATTGCCAGAATTAATAACAAGTCTTCCTGAAACTATTGGTGGTGCCATTGGAAAAGTTGCCGGATTGGGTGAAGGTCAGTATGGAAGATACACAATACCTCTTGGAATAGGAGCAGCAATGGGAAAATTACAACAAGATTATCTTGACCGACAACCTAAATTCCCAGCAGATCAAACAAGTATTAATTTTCAAACGGCTGCAGA